CGTCATCCGTGGACCCCGTAACATCGGGTTCACGGCTACCGAGATTGCGAAGAACGCCGAAGGGCTTGTTGACTGGCTCTCCGATGCGAACATCGTGAAGCTGATCGGCGGCGAGATCTAAGATTTCGCTGACAAGAGTGGGTGCCCTTACGGGGCCCACTCTTTGATCAACTTTTGATGCCTACGGCTGGCTTACTACCAGTTACGTAGACGGAAGAACCTTTTAGGTGACCGATACGTCAGCTGTGTACCATCGATAACATCATCACCTCCGTCCCGAAAGGATGGCGTAATGAGTACTTTGGTAGATGTGGTCCTGCGCGTACTGGCAGATGCCGGTATACAGGCTGGTGCCGACCCTGATGAAGTCCAGAGATCTTTGGAATTCATCGCTGCTCGTACAAAGAAGGAGGGTGAGGAGTTCCTCACGATCTCCCTACCTTCTTTCGCTAGTGACTTCGAACGGTCACTAGCTGATGGACAGCTTACAGCATCTCGATTCCAACGATGGAAGAAAGATGCAGCAGGAAGGCCCCGATTCTTGGGGTTCTTCATGTCTCGGCTGTTCGATGAGCAGGGTAGGTTGCGTGATGATGTAGATCCCGACGTTGTTGCCTTCGTGCGTCAGATTACTCTGATGTGCAAGAAGACCCACGGTACAGCCTCTGAAGAGAGACGTACTGCGGCCTTAGGGAGCTACACCGATGTTGAACGTGATATCGACCTGGCTTGGAGCAATGACGACTTTCGCAAAGTTGCTAGAGTTGTCATGTCGAGCATCCTGGCGAAAGACCCGAAAGGGTTTAACGCTCGTGATGTTCGTCCCAAGCACGGACCAGGTGCGACAGCTGAAGGGTTCACGCCGAATGGCAAATGGACCTTCAGCATCTGGCACGACCGGCTGGAAAAGGTATTCCCTTACAGCCACCATTGTCTCCTTAACGAGAACTTCGTCGAGGAAATGACAAAGGAAGGTCGTGTCGAGTTTCACGACGAAGAAGACGAGCAACCTGTTAAGGTTGTTTTCGTCCCTAAGACGGTGAAGACACCACGAGTAATAGCTATCGAACCTAGCTGTATGCAATACATCCAGCAAGGTCTGATGGACTATCTCGTTCCTCTGATCGAGTCCGGGTACTACACTCGGGGCCGTGTTAATTTCACGGACCAGACGAAGAACCAGGGCCTCGCGCTACTTTCCTCTGCCAACGAATGCTTTGCTACGTTGGACATGAAAGAGGCGTCGGACAGGGTGTCTTACGCGCACGCGAGACACTTGTTTAGCGTCAGCCCCGCCCTTTGGGAGGCGGTTGAAGCTTGCAGGTCGCGAAGCGCAAAACTTCCGGATGGACAGACTGTCGTCCTTAAGAAGTTTGCGTCCATGGGGTCAGCGCTGTGCTTTCCTGTAGAAGCGATGGTTTTCTTCTGTACCATCGTTACATGCAGGTTAGCCTTAAACGCACTGCCTATCACGCCCGAAAACATCTTTCAGATGTCTAGGGACGTTTACGTCTACGGAGACGACATTGTCGTCCCTGTCGACGAGGCACCTGCGATCTGCGATTATCTCGAGGCTCAAGGGCTTCGGGTAAATCGCGACAAGAGCTTCTGGAGTGGTAAGTTCCGGGAGTCTTGTGGTATGGATGCCTATGATGGACAGGATGTGACGCCTGTCTATTGTCGGTACCCTGTACCAAATGATCGCAAGGACGCGAAGGC